CCCCGCGGCAATAGCCACATCAAGACAGGCGATAGCCAGTCAAGGTTTAGCCGGCGTGCTTAAAAACGGATTAGGTGGAGCTCTTAGTTTACTTGGTGGTCCGGCTGGGGTGATTACGATTGCAGCCGGTGCGCTGTTCTATTTTCATGAAAAAGCCGAGCAGGCACGCAGAAGTGCGTTGGATTTGGAAAGTGCTAATCAATTACTGGAAAAATCTTATAAGGATTTAAGCGCGGCCAGTCTTGGTGTAGAACTGACAAAACAGCTTGATGGCCTAAAATTGCAACGGGAACAAGTTGAGGGCATCAAAGCGGCAATTGCAGATAAAAACTTTCAATTAGAAAGTTACGGTGGCGGAAATCCGTTTTTTGATTATAAAAAGACGGAAGAGGAAATCGGTAAATTACAAAGAGATCTAAAGTTCGCTGTAGAAATCAACGACATTAAAAACAGCGCTTTCGGGAATCTGTTAACCGAGCTTGCTGAGAAGTCATTGACTTCTGGTCAATCGGTAAAAAAATTCCGTGATGAGATGTTACTTGCTGGCGTTAGTGTTGAACAACTGAATAATGCGCTTTCTCCATTAAATACTGACTTATTAAGTATTACAGGGGAATTTCAACGCTTATTCCCAAACATTGACACGTCTAAAATTAGCATGGACGGGTTAAATGTTTCGATTGGTGGGTTCAATGTGATTGCACCAAGTGCAGAAACAGGAGCTATTAAGATCGCAAGCGGTATTTCAAAGATTGCCGCAATCGCTGCAATCGCAAGTGGAAACTTGGATGTGCTGAAAAAAACACTGCCAAATGCAAACGGAGGAATTAGCGAAAAAGGGCAAAGCATTATTGCCGGATTGAAACTCGACAAGCAAATCCGAGAAACAAAGGACCCTGCTGAGCGAGCAAGATTGCAAGCACAAAAGAGCTTGGAAAACTACAAGGACAAGGTGCCTGAAAGCGATTTATCGGCGATTCAAAGCGCGCTTTATGATAACTACCTTAGCCAAAATACAGTTAAAGGTGGAAAAGGCGGTGGCGTTGACTATGTGAAACAATACACCGAACAACTATCTAGAATGCAGGAGCAATTAGCGCAAATCAAAGCTAATGCGCAGGATTTAGATGTTTTCGGAGGCGTTTCACAATATCAAGAGGTGAACAAACTCACGCAAGATATTGCTGCCAATGCCGACAAGTACGCGCATTATGGCGCAGAGGGCATCGCAAATTTAAAACGTCTTGCCGGTGAAATTGATAGTGCCAACCAGCAATTTAATATTAAGCAGTTCGGTGTTACCAATTCAGACAAAATCAAAGAATTGGAATTCCAGCTTCAATTAATGGGTAAAACGCGCCAAGAGCAGGAGCAATTACAATTTAACCATCAACTAGAGCAAGAGGCCGCGAGACTGAAAGCCGGTATGTCCGAAAATAATATTGCTCTTTTAGATGAAGAAATTGCCAAGATTAAGCAACTTCATGAGGAATACCAAGCTAACGCCGAGAAAATGAAGTCCGATCCAATGGCAGGCATAAAGGATGGTTTTAATCGTTTTGGTCAAGATGCTGAAAACATTATGGGAAACGTTTCAAACATCACTTTGAAAGCGTTTGACGGAATGTCTGGCGCGCTCACTGACTTGGTGATGACCGGGAAAGCTGATTTTGGTTCTTTGGCAAAATCTATCATTAAAGATATTATCCAAATGACGATCAAAATGATGATCTTTAAAGCGGTGTCATCTATGTTTGGCGGTAAATCTGACGGCGGCATTGTCGGTTCGATCGATGAGCGCTATGTCGGCGGACTTGTCGGGTTTGATGAGGGTGGGTTTACCGGTATTGGCGGTAAATACCAACCAGCCGGATTAGTACATAAAGGCGAATATGTAATGACAAAAGAGGCAACATCGCTTTTGGGTGTGGACTTTTTGAATTACCTTAACTACCAAACTAAAGCTAAACCAAAAGGATTTTCTGTTGGTGGCGCCGTTGGTGGTGGGTCGTCTTATGCTGCGCCTTTAATGACAAGTAACCAACCGAGCAATATCAAGGTGAACGTAATTAATAATGGTGCACCTACACAAGCCGAGGTTGAATCAAAACAAACTGGCGATGATTTAGAAATCACCATTAAATTGATGGATCAAATTGCGGACGAACGTTATAAAAAGAATGTTCAACGTGATTTTGGTCGTAATGGCGGCGCCTACTATCGAGGATAATTACAAGACCCGATTAATTTCGGGTTTTGTGATCTTGTTCAACGATTTTTAAATTTCCTTAAATATAATTGGGTACCCGTTTATGCGGTCAAGGTTTAAATCAATGGAAAGGCAAAAAGCCGGTATTAGAAGCTACGTTGCGCATTATTGAAGATAAAATTCAAATTGAACTACCTTTGGTGGCTGACGGAAAATTATTAGGATAATTGTGATCTAACTCACGGAGATCTACAAAAAAGCTGGGTAAAATTTGTCGGACTTTTTAACCTATGGAGATCGAAAATGAAAAAGTTGCTTATAGCACTTCTCGGCGTTATCTCAATTAATACCTTTGCTTCGGCAGAAATTAAGAAAGATATTGATGAGAAAAAAGGTGAATATAGTGTTTACATAGATAACAAGAGTTCAGATAAGCTTAACAAATCCTTATTCATGAACTCAGATGGAAGCGTAATAATTATAGAGAAAAACTTACCTAAAAGAACTTATTTTAAGTGTTATGATGAATTTGGATTAAGTGCTGATAACGAATTGATTAAACCTAGAAATCTTGAGTTTACAAGCCAAGGGGCTAGACTTTACATAGAGGATTTCTCGGATAACGAAGAATTGATTAATGAAGCGAAAAATGCACCAAAGATTTATGAAGAGTCGTTTTTGTTAGAGTTAACAAATAAAAGTATCCAAAAGATTCTATCTTCTAAATCCTTATCGCTAAAAATTTGTGATCTAAATGAAGAGTTTTCAGAAGAAGAATTGCAAGCATTCAAAGATTTGATAAATGAAAAACAAGGAACAAAAAA